CTTTTATCTAATAATTCTATTGCAATATGTTGATTTGATATTCCATTTTTCAGTTTGTAATCAAATGTATATTTATTATCTATTAATTTTGCTTCAAATTTATTGAATAGCAAATCATTAATATTATTCTTTTTGAGATGTTCAATCATGTCAATATAATGTGTGCTCAATATTGTAATATTAGTTGGATTGTTTATTAATTTCTTAATTATTGCATATGATGATGCCATCCCCTCTTTTGGATTTGTCCCTGTAAATAATTCATCTATAATACCAATTGTGAATCCATTTGTCTTTTCTGTTTTATTAATATATTCGAAACATCTATTCAATTCTGCTTCAAATAATGATTCTCTACCAACAGAATCAGGAACATTAAGATATGTAAATATTTCACTAAATGGTGTTAATATTGTTTTATCAGATGGTGATATTCCTAATGATTGTGACAAATATACATTGAGTATGATTGATCTCATAAATGTGGATTTTCCAGATTTATTTGGACCTGTAATAATGTTAATATTTGGATTTATTGAACAATCAATATATATATTATTTTTAACTTGTGATTCATTTATGAATGGAATAAATATGTTATCCATTTTAATTATTGGATAATGGTTTTGATTCTTATTAAGAATGATATGATTATTTGATAATTTTGGCAATTCATATGGAATAAATTCTGGTATTGTATATTTTTCTTTTGTATATTTTTGTTCTAATAATTTACATATATTCAATTGACAATCAATCTTTCCAATATATTCACATAATATATCAAAATGTAATTTATAATCATCTAATGATATCTTTGTCACAAGTGCAGAACCAATATATGAATTTGGAGAGAAATAACTTTCCAAATAATTTATTGATTCTGAAACTTTCTCATTCTTGAAGTAATTATCATTATTATGAATTAATTTAACATTGTCAAGGAAATATATGATTTGGAGATAATTATCATAAAATATGTTACAATCTTGATTATGTTTATAACAAGTATTGACAGATTGGTAAATAAGATAGATTTGGTATCCAATATAAATATATACCAAAATAATGGCAGACCATTCGATAATATATCTATTGTCAAGAATGAACATCAATATTAATTCACAAAAATAGATATATCCCTGATATATTTGTTTGAGATATGCAATTGGAGATGTTACTAATCCATGATAATAGACATAAAAATACATTACAACATAAAAAAGAATCAGAATAATAAGAGAAGATATTTTGAGTTTATTTGTGAAAGTCAATAAATAAGAGTTATTAAATATGTCTCTTTCAAAAAGTAAATCTTTATTACATTGTCCATTAATCCACAAAGATAATTTGTCTTGGACAGATCTAATATTATGTAAATAATTTTACATTGTTTTTTGATAAGTGACATCATTTTTAACATGATAATTAAGTTGTGTTAATTTATTCAAATCATCATAATTAGTGAGACAATATGAAAGTTTATTTTTTAGTTCGTTTCTGCCAAATGATGTAATAGAATTGTCAAGTATGTCTAATAATTTGGTTCCAATATTAAGATCATTATAAACACTCTCTGAAAGAAAGGATTTATGATTTTTTGAGACAATGTGTTTTGAATGTTGTGACATGAATTTATAATTAGTTGTATAATTAATTATAAACATTGTGACACATTGTGACACATTTGTTATGCTCTATTACTAATAAAACTTTATGCAAATTATCTTAATAGAATAGTATGTATCATCCATCCTTTTTATTTTTTTAATATCTAAATGATTTATAGACAAAATGACAACACCAGATCCTCCTTATTATGAATCATTTTATCCAAAAATAGAGACATTTGAGAGTGATACTTATACATTTGACATAAAAGATGGTACTGAATATAAATATGCCATACCAACAACATATGATAATCCTAGTTATGATCCAAATGCTTCGGGTCCTTCAGGTGATCCAGGCAATTACAATAGATATCAAAATATCCAGATGATTCACTTGACTTAAATAGCAAATCATTATATATTGCACTTGGTCAAAATACAAATACGACACTTGATATTACTTTTTCAAATATCAGAAATCTGATAAACCATCATATATTGATGTTCATGGACTAACATACCTGACCAAAGACAATTCAGAATATGAAAGTGTTATGAACAAACTTAATGTTATTTTCGAAAAACTTATTTAATCTCTTATTAATAAATTAATCTCTCATTGATCTAGGTAATGATTGACCAAAAAATAGATCGTCAATTACATAATCTTTTGCATAGAAGGAACACGCAGAAGCTAATTCGTGACCTCCTCCACCAAATATTTTACATATTTTAGAGACATCAACAGATTTGGATCTCATACTCAGGACATATTTTTTGGTATCAAGATTATATGTCCACATTATACAGAAATCACATTCAAGTTTCTCAAATGCTCCTAATGCCAAATCTGTAACAGAAGGACAATTAAGACCACAATAAACAGCTACTTTATATTGTCCAGGTTGTTTGAATATTTCTGGAGCTAAATCATAAATTTTTTTTGAAGGAAATCTTTCGAGTGAATGTTTTGGAATATTTACATTGACTAAATGATTATTATATTTTTCCATATGTTTCCCACGTTTGACCATTTTTTCAACATATTCTTTATTTAACAATCTAAACCATTTATTCAGGGATTTATTTTCTGTGCTCAAATGGTAATATGTTTTGAGTGCAAATATGAATCTTTTTGTTTCAGGATATTTCCATGTCCCTGTGTCTTGATCTTCCACATATTTTAAAAATAATGGTATTTCCTGTCTTTTAAAGAAATATTTCCAGGCTATTGTTGAACCAGATTTCTCTTGATCATATACAATAGTGATATTTTGATTTTTGTTATATTTTTTGTATAGATCATTAACATCATCTTTAATACTGACATGATGATCAATAAATACAACAGATCTTGCATATTGGAATATTATTTCAAGTATTTCTTTTTTGTAAGCTACATCAATAATTACGATATCTTTATCATCAATGTCAGGTGGAACCATTGTAGCAGATGGAACATCTGGAAATATTGTAACATTTTTGGACAATTTGCCAGAAATATGTGCTACAAAGAATCCAGAAAATCCATCTAGACATCCTTTATGATAAATGATATAATTGAACTTGCCAGACTCTTTTCTCTCTTTTTTTTCTTTATTCAATTTATTCGAATCAGACATAAAATAATACAAACTATATGAATAAGTTATAGAAATAATATTCATTCTACTAAATGAATATTAATTATTTAATCACTTAATCACAATTACAATCACATTCGGAATTATCATTATTGTCACAATCAGAAGAGTTGTCATTATTATTTCCATCATGTTCAATTCTAATACATACATTAACATCAATAACATCATCTTTATATTTGTTCATAACTTCATTATCACAGTTATTAGTGTATTTAGAACAGTCTTTGGATTTTTGTCTATCACATTTACAGAAAATGATACTTCTGAATCTGAAACAATACAATAATACCATACCATTAACATCAACATCAAAACATTCATTATCTGCAATCATATCATCAAAATTCACATTATTAGCCATACAGTAGTTTCTGATAAAGTTGTTCTTGACATGTTCCAAAAATTTGGCATGTTTAACTGGATCATTAGTAACTGAACATATATTTTCTGTGAGATGTTTATGATAAGGGTCATTATATTTGCCATATGAACATTGTCCATTCTTGGCTGATGCTGTCTGATGTTGTTTCTCACACAAAAATGATACTATTTGTTTTGATGTTTTATAATATTTGCTGTCAGAATGCTTATTATCACTATTCATATATAATCCAAATCTTTTGCCATCAGAACCGAAATTTTGGTCAAGAGCAATTCTAATAAGTCTGTCAAATGTTGAACATCTCCAAATCAAATGTCTATTATTCTCACTATCAGGAAGATGTAAATTGTCTAGATTTGGATATTGGTTATTAGTAGTTTGTCCAAGTCTCCAATATTTACCATCAACTGACCAATCATACAATGTTTTCTCATCATATGGATTTGGTGTAGTAGATTGATTTTTAGGTTTAATACCATCTAGTTCAAATTTGGAATCACAAAGATCAATTATTGTTCCTGATTTATGTACTATCTTGTCAATAGAATTAGACAATGTCTTTCTCAAATAATCACAATCCATAATAAATGGCAAAAAGTCCCCTTTATGTGATGTTGTTGCAGGTATATCGTTCAAATATATACATCTATTAGGGAATAACTTTGTGAAATCAGTCTTTATGTATAATGTGTAATCACATTCACATGGTTCATATTTCTCATCACATGGTGGACATGGTTGCAAAAACATATTCACACAAAATAATGGTGAACAATCTTCATTACAGAAAGAATGTTTGACAGGTTTATCTTTACATCTTTCAGTTGTTGGTGGAATTGTAGTTGTAGGTGGAGAAGTAGTAGTTGGTTTGATAGTTGTGGTAGGTTTAATAGTTGTGGTAGGTTTAATAGTTGTGGTAGGTTTAATAGTTGTGGTAGGTTTAATAGTTGTGGTAGGTTTGATAGTAGTAGGTGGAGCAGTAGTTGTGGGTTTAATAGTTGTGGTTTGATCACAACAATAGATTTCATATCTTACGGCTTTAGTACATGTTTTGACCCAAATATAATAGACACATTGTTCATCATTACATAAGACTAATGAAAAGGTTTGGGGATAAGTATATGAACCGTTATAATCCCATTTAATACCAGATGGCTTAGTATATTGACCTTCAGTTTTAAATACATATTCACCATCTATATTAATCCAGACACCATCTTTAAATGTGTCATCACCATCAATCCAAACAGTATTATTAGGAGACGGTTCACTATAACATTCAGGATCGGAATATTCAAAATCGACATGAGATATATCTTTAGCTTTTTCGTCAGCTTTATCAACAGTGAATTCGATGTATTTTTTGCCATCTCCACTGTCTTGACATTTGACAAGTTTGACGTCATACCATGTAGGCATAAGATCACAATTTCCAGACATTTATATATATTTCTTATACTCTCACCACAAATATTTTTTAGTTAGGCAGTGATATATAATAATTATAACACAAGACAGATGTTATTAGAACATGTAGAAATATTATTGTCATATTCAACTGTAGCATTGATTATGGGCAGTATGACATATTTTTTGAAATATTTCATAATAGAAAAAGTTGGACCAATTATAAATGAAAGACTTGGTATTACTACAACTACTACTGACAGATCAAAAATAAGAAATGTTCAAGGAGTCAATACAAATATAGGAACTAAATTTGATATCCAAAAAATGAATGATAACAATAATAAACAAAATGATAATGACAAATACTATCATGAACTATACAAAAAATACAAAAATATGACAGATGAACTAAATAAAAAAATAATTGATTATGAAGAGAAATCGAAAACAGACAATATTGCAATTATGGAATTAAAGAATAAACTTGAACACACAAAACAATTCTTGAAAGATCATGACAATGAATCAACTACAGAGTTAAACAAGTTACTACAAAGAATAAGAACTAAAAATGGTATTGACAGTGATGATAGTGATGATTCAGATAACATACAGACTAAAGATAGATTGATCAATAAAATAGAAAGGACAGTCGATATTATTAGACATAACAGACATAATAAATATACAACAACAAAGGGAAAAGACAATAATTCATCTAATGATGAATCTGATAATCATTCAGATAATCAAACAGATAATCAGACAGATAATAATACAAAACATAATCATCATAAGGATGGAGTATGTAGTGAATGTAATGAGTGTCATGAATGTATTGAATTAAAAGAAAAAGTGGGAAGATTAGTAGGAATAATAAGGAAATTACAAAATAAACTAGAACAAAATGATTCATCTAAACAAACAGATTCATCAGATAAGAGATGTGAAGATTTTATGAATGATGTAGTAGATTTATTACATTTATGTCCAAATCACAATGACCACGAAATAAAGAATATTACAGAAACGAATGACACAAAAATAAAAGGTGAATTGATAATTAAATATTTGACACATTGTTTGAAGAAATGTGGAGATAATAAGATTTGCAAGACATTGAATAATGTAATAATAACACATAATATATTAGTGGAAACAATAAATAATAAATGTCATGATCATGAGAAGATACTGAATGATATGATGTTTTGTGAGAAACTTAATAATGATTGTTGTGCAGAAGAATTGATAGAGGTAATTAGAAATAAATTATTCAAGATGGTTATATTATTACGTGATTGTATGAATAATAAGGATAATAAGAATGATAAATGTGACAATTTGAGTGAGATGATTAAGTTAATTAAATTAGACAAAAAATACAATCATAATTTAATAACAGATTGTATTAGAAGATATGACCACATCATTAACAAATCAATGGACTACACACAAAGGGACAAAGATCATATGTTATGTATGATTCATGAAAATACAATAAATAATAACGAATTAATTGAGAAATTGATTTGTAGATATAATGGTCTTGTCAAAACATTTGATTATTGTGAGAATGATTGTAAATCTAACAATTGCTACAAATGCCATCCTGAAAAAGTGAATCATATATTGAAACATAATACTAAAATATGTTGTGACATAGAACACAAATTACATGAAACAATAAAGAATCATAACTGTCATCAAAATACATGTTCTCTGTCTGATGATTCCAGTTTGTCAAGTAATAGTGATAAGGAATGTGAATCATGTATGAAATGCCATAAATTGTTAGATGAGATAAAATGTTTGAAGAAGAAAAATACTGATTTGATGATTAGGATAAAGTCTCTTAAAGAGGATATTGATATGGTGTCAAAAAATAAAATGATAATCAATTATGGAGAATGTAAAGATGTTAAACCAATTAATATGGATTTATGTTATTTACCTGAATATGTGACTTATTTTGAACGACATGGATATCCAAAATGTCCAGAAGATTATTTAAATGTCAATATGAATGAAATAGATCAAATCAAAAATAAATGTAAAGTAATATCAACAAAAGATTGAAAAAATTGAAAATTCATATATGTTGATATCCTTTAATAGAAAAGACATCTTAATCTCTTTTCTATCGAGAAGAATCCCATTTTTTGCTTTTCAAAAATGTTCCAACAACAATACAACAATTATACTGGTGGTCGTGGTTATGGTGGTGGTCGTGGTGGTCGTGGTGGTCGTGGTTATGGTGGTCGTGACGATGAATGGAATGAGGTCAAGGTTAAGGGTAATGGACGTAACAAGGCCTCCAATTCTGGAGGCGACGAACAGTCTAAACCTAAAGATAAAGATACAAGACCTCAACAACCAACCTATGGTGATAAAAAGAAATCCTATGTTTGCAAGGATCTTTTTGTCAATCACATGAGAGTCACTAAGTTACCCTCAAAACAAGAAGAATTTACCAAACTCTTTAAAACACTTGTGGAGAAGGCTTTGGCTGAGCTTAGACATTCCTCTGCACAATCACAAGAAGAGAAATTTGAGACAATGTCTCCTCTCGTGAAGGATGTCAAAGGAACTATTTTGGGTCTCATTGTGAAGGAGATTTCCAAGCAGATGTCGGAACATGCTCAACTTCTGACTGCTCTCCATCCAGTCTATACCTCATTACCAAAGGATGAAACTGCCTTGGGTTATGGTATAGTCAATGAGCTACTATGGCCTGGTGTTGTCAACCAAGACAAGAAGTCATGGTTGGCAGGGTTGAAGATTCTCCGTGACCTCTACAAGATTGATTTCACCAAGAAGAATTATAAAGGGGAGACTGCTCTTGGTTCTTTTCTGACCGCTCTTGGTAGCAAGTATGTCCCTTGCAATTCAAAAGACTATCCCAACTTTGAGGCTGATGTTGAAGAGATTCTCCGCAGTATCCCCCTTACCCTGACGAAGGAACAACTTGAGAAGGCAATCCGCACTCTGACAGGAAAGTTCACAAAGAGTAGTTCCCAAAAATTCGCAAATCTCCTCAAATTGGTGGTCATTGATCAATCCTCTTTGGAAATTGCTGTCAAAATTCTTCTTGAAGCCCTTTTACGAAACAATAAGAAGGATAATGGACGTTTCCGAGCTCTGGACGATTCTCTCTCATTGCTCATTGCTATGCTGAAGGAGTTCTCCATCCAGGAAGATGAATACGCCAAATACTTGTCCTCTTGGCCTGAGGGTTATAAGTATGCTATCAATGGCATGACTACAACTTTCTTGACAACTCTTGCCAAGAAGGCTATCGATACATCAATAACCGGTTCAATTGTCCCTGAAACAATTGGTGCCATTGTTGGTGCTGTCTCCGCTGAGACAGCCAATCATGCACTCTTCATCAACTATGTCACATCATGTCTTGAAAATGAGGGACAATGTGGATCAGTCGTTTCTGCCATTGCCCATCTCCTCTATTGGTCCAATCGTTCTCCTACTATCAATAACTTCTTGACTGACAACATCATCAAGAAGATCTGTGAGTCAAATGAGATTTCCGAAACTTCTGCACTTCGTCTCACACTTGAGAACATCTTTGCTGTGTATGTCATCGGCGATGTTAAGAAGGTCAAAGAATTTGGATTAAAGTTTTCTGATTTTGGTTCCAAACTCCCAGAAGTTTTGAAGAAACTCAAAGGATCCTCTTCCCAGAGGGCTTTGGAAGCGGAAGAATCTGAAGAAAAGGTATCTTCTTCCCCCAAGAAGGTCTCTCCTCCAAGATCATCCAAACGTGCCCCTGCATCAAAACCTTCCACAAGTTCGGCAAAGTCAACTCAACTTCCTACAGTGTCACTTGGTCAAGTTGGCAATTCTTTTTCTGCTCTTTCTGCTCTTGAGGAAGAGAAGGAAGAGAAGGAAGAAGTGAAGGTTGTTGCCAAGACTCAAAAACACAAGAAGGATAAGTCAAAGTCAAATCCCAAGACTCTAGATCTCCTCAAGCTACTTGATTCCACCAAGTTCGAAAAGTTAACTCCCAAGTTTATCAACAATGAGAACATCACATCTGAGATGAATGGTGATGAATTCATTTCCCCTGATGTCGATGATTGGGTATATGGTCTTCCTAAATCCGATACCAAGAATTTGGATCTGTCTGAACTTGTTCTTAATCTTGGCTATCTTCTCACATTTCAGGTCCTGAATCCTAATCAGGAGGATCTTGAAGAAAAGCTCGTTCTTTTCGAAGAGATTCTTTCTAAGATCTACAGTGAGAAGGCTATCAAGTCAGCCCTCAATAGCATCAAGACATCCTACAACTCAATGTTTCAAGATGCTCAGGATGAGTTCTCTGAATGTTGGACTGGTGACTTTGACAAGGATTCTGCCTTCAAGTCCTTCCTCATCTTCATTGAGTAAGTATCACTTCCAATGAATCTCCGTTTTTGTAATATGTTTCTATTCCTTCTGTTTGTTTATATCTATCTATATTTTTGTAATAAAACTCCCATAAATATTAATATATTTAACAATAAAATTGAAAAATAAAGTATTTGATTTGTCTATCTTAATTAATTTAAATCCAACTTATCCATTACAACCAGACAATGTCTGATAACAAGATCAATAAACAAATGAAGCAGATGTTGAAGGAGCAAAGAGCAGAAAAAGCCAAAGCCAGATCCAAATCAAGATCATTTGACAGATCTGCCAAGTCAGCAATGATCAATGATTCTGCTTCCTCTGATGAATCATTTGAATCATTTGTCAAAAGATCCAAAGAAACCAAGAAAGGTTACAAAAAAACTAATTGGAGTGAAATTGCAAATGAAATACTTACACTTGGAGGAGGCAAAACAAGTTTGAATGATGAAAAGATTGTGAGTAAGTATTTATCATCTGACAAGATTGAATCATTGAAAGAACTTATTGAGAAAATGAATGATCTTGAGAAATCAGAGACTCAAGACGACTACAATGATCAGGCAATGACATCATTAAGTTATGACATACTTCATTTTATTGATGACAATGCAAGAATCAAGAATGAACATTAATATCAATTAATTCTGATTGATATTAATGATTGAATGATTTGTTTATTTAATAATTTATTGATTAATAAATGCAGTAAAGACCAATATTTCATGTTCATTGCCGACAATATTAACGGGTCTAATAGTAAGTTCTTTAATGATGTCATCTAATTTATTATCCTTTAACCAACCGGCGATAAGTTTATCAGGGTTTTCTTCTTCATCAAGTTGTAATATTGGGAAACTTAATTTAAAGTGAGTATCTTCCGAATAGAGAGCCATTAACATCATAGTTTTTTGGTCTAATTTATTTTTGTAATCGACGGAAGATATATCAGCATATGTAAGACATTGAGCAGTTTCAACACCTTCATCTAATACAACATATTTTTTGACAAATTCGACATTATCATTAGTTATTTCTTTATTATTTTTGGATAATATATCATGAGCATCTGCAATAATGATGTCTTGAATTGTCTTTTCATCAAGGAGATCGACACAAGGAGTATTTAATTCACATTTAACATAATAATCTTTTTTTTTGAAAAATTTTCCTAATTTTTTGGCTTTATAAATATTTTCATTATCATTAGGTTTGATAGAATCATTAATATTTTTATTCAATTTATTGATCATATTGTTAATTATTTTATCATCACCTAAAAAAACTAAATACATATAATCAGCGGCTATTATGGTTGTCATCTTATCACTGTTCATTCTATTATATAAGAATATTTATTTTTGTAGGTTGTTAATTCGATTAGCCATAAAAATTGAAAAAAATAATTAATACTCTTAATTATTCTATTATTAATTAATTTGACTTAAAAAGAAAATTAGAATATTAAAATAACTGAAAATGACAAACATTCAAGACACAAAAGCTAGCACAAATATTATTGTTGCACAAACTCAAGGGATTGACATTGATAACAGTAATGCAATGATCACAACTAATAATGAGGAAAAGGAAATTATTTCATTTGATAAGATTGATCTCAGTGTGGTTTCTTATGACAGAAAATTCAGTAGAAATCGTGGCACACTATCACAAATTGTCAAAAGTTTGGAAGATATGATTTCAAGACTAGAAACACCAACAAATGACTATCAAAAAGGATTGTATCCACATATTCAAGGAGAATGTAAGACATTAGTAGAGTTCTATGTAAATAAGATAAATAATGTATCAAAGACTGATTATGAAACATTTGGGTATTATTTGAATGGCCCAAAAAATAATGGCAAACGTAAAATAACTACAACACCTCATGAGAAAAAGAGTTATGGTGTTTCAGAATTTAAGGAGACATTAAAGTCGATTAATGATAGATTAAGACATATCAAAAATAATAGTATGACTAAGTTGACAGAGAAGGATAATCTAAATATTGAACCGTATAGAAATATGATTATATTCTGTGATGAATATCATAAGTTGATTGATCAAAAATTAGCGGAATGGGATAAATTTATTGGTCAGTTCAGAACAAAGAACAATATTAATCAAACAAATACACAAAATGATAATAGAACAAGAGTTATCATAACAAAGATTGGTGATGAAAAAAGAATTAGAGTTGTTAACTCTACCAATCCTGTAAACAATCCTGTAAGAAAGAATAAACCAAAACAGACAAATATGTTTGTGAGAAAATCAAGAGTAAATATTACTTAATTTATTTATTTAGAGATTATTTGAATTGTCAATCATTTCAAATAATTAAATCACAATAATAATGGAAGACCAAAATAAATAAAGCAAACAAATATAATAATCACAATACAAATACCACAACACCATGCAGAACACCCTGTGGGATTGTCACATCCGGGACATGGACAACTTGGACATCCACCACCAAGACCAATTGATTTGGCAGTGGCTTCAAGTTTATTTGTTATTTCACTCTCACTCACTACTTTAGTATTGCTTTCAACTATAACACCTAATCCTGTTGCGGCTTTATTAAGTATTTCTTGACCAACACCACTGTTATTTAAACATTTCACCATAGCATTAATACTTCCATTCTGTTCCACATCAGACATATTAACATCACCACCTACTTCACATCCTGAAAAATCCATATCTTGTTTAATTTTTAATTCTGATACACATGATGAAACAGATTCCACATTGAAATTTGAATTAATACTATTTTTGATTATGTTTTGTATATTTGTTGTATTGTCATTCTGGACTGTCAAATTGAATTTATTATTACTGTCTGTCGATGCATTTGTGCTACCACTAAATAAACCTGCTGACATTGCTTCCGATTTAGCAAAATTATCCATTGCATTTTGTGCTTTAGCATCCATACCACTTTTAATAGCACCCATTAATTCACTCATCATAGCTTGGGCCATTTCTTGTTCTGCTTTAAAAACATTAACACAACTGAAATCAACTGTTATGATTGCTTTCTGTCTTACACCTGTTATATTAAGATTTCCTTTTATTTTGCATCCTCTAAAAGATATACTTTGTGATATATCACCGGCACTGACACAACTCTGATTACTTTTGATCAATGCATTTGCACTGGCTTCATTTACATTTTCATTTAGCATGTTAAGAGTATTTTTGTTGATATATGTCTGATTATTTTCATTAGTTGTGGTAACATGAGAACTACTACTGCCTCCCATTAGTTATTATATATATCTATATTCGAATTATTATTTTTGTCTATCAATATGGATTCAGTTTTATTGTTGCTACATCAAATCTAATTCTCTTTGTGTCTGAATAATCAATTCCATTTTCATATAATATTCCCTTACATTTCTTATCTATATTTCCATGTTTATCATTTTGACATTCTGTATAGTCTTCTGGAATCATTCCAATTGTGTAATATCTTGGTTTTTTGTAATAAATACTATCTTTATTGTAATATGGATCGGTTGTATTATTTTTCAGATATGGATCTGTGAATTCATCTAAATAACCAAAATAGAATTTCTTATTTTTGACTATTTTTCCATTTTGATTTGTGTAATCACCTAATATATACATACTAACATCATTATCAATATTTCTGATCTCAGTATTGTTTTCACCAACCAACATAATCTTATCATGTTCTCTGAGTCTTGAATCATATCTCTTCCCTTCTGTCTCTGACAAATTCAATTTATTTGATTCAATATATATGTCTGTATACTTGTCATAAGTTGATGTTTGTATACCACATAAATATCTTCTATCATTGTTCTTATTCTTCTCGATAATTTTCATATTATTCCCAATTGATTTGTCTTTCCTTACAATTGTGAATGGTGAAAAACTCTTTGACCCACTAACTATATATTCTGTCTTTGTCCCTGTTAATGGATCTGTAAGTTGTTCTTCAATATATCCCCCAATTCTGTAACATATATCTTTACCACTTCCATTATTATTCTTATTCAATGACAAATTATAAATATCAATATTGCTATTTAAGGTCTGTATTACATTTAAATGATGGACATATCTAGGATATAATGATTTTTGGAGATATCTTTCTGTATCTGTTCTTCCTAATATATATGTAATCTTTCTCATAATTTCTTTTGTGTTTTCTGCATCAATACCATATGTTCTAAATGTATCTAATATTTGTTGATCTGTCAATTGTGATATTGATTTAATAATCTTATCAAGTGTTTCATCTGTTAGTTGATCTTTCATATTTGGTAATTTCTCATTCAAATATTTCCTTATTTCTGCATAATCCTTATTAACATTCTCTTCTTTATTGAGTAAATCTAATCCTTTCTTGACATTTAATTCTTTTTCTATTAGTGATTTATTTGATTGTAAGAATTGTTTATATTTACTTTCAATTAAGTCTTCTCTAATTAAATACGGTCCTACCAATTTTTCGTCATTACCGTCAATATTACATATAAATGGTCTTTCTGCTTCCTGTTTTGATTGGAATGCATTAACAGTTCTGAACAATTGGTTATCAAATTTAAATGACTCCATAATTAAATAATATTTAATACCTCCTATTTCTGTTCTGAATAACATAAAAACATTATCTTGATTTGTCAGAATATATTTTTCATAAAACTCTTTAAAATCCATTAGACCATAACTTTTTGACACTTCATTACTGAATCTTGGATTTATCTTTATTGAAATAACTGTTTCTTCAGATTTAGTTTCTGATCCAGATTCAAATCTCTCATTATTACAATCACACCACAATTTACATAATCTTAAATATATTGAATATGATCCATATGCTAATATGGCTAAACACAAATATATTACCCATGGATCATTTGTATATATTCTTTTGAATCCTTCAGATGTAAATAATTCTTTAATATCATATCCTGTTGTTCTCAAAAGAATATATATTATTACAATCAATATCAATGTCCCAATTACTGGATCTCTTATTAATCCTTCCATTATATTATCTAATTCATAAAATAAAACTGTTTTGTCATTTTGTTTTTATACATGATTAAGCAATTATGTATAAATAAATTTATTATTGGTAATTATTGCCATTTAGTTTTAATTGCGATTTTTCATTTTGGAATATGAAAAACTTGATGACAAACACAGGACTATAAGGACAATTATACCTATTAATATCCATATCCATAATGAAATACCTCCATATTCTTTCTTCAAATCTTCCCCTAATACCTCACTTGTTATAATACTACTACTTTTTGTCTCTGTCTCTGTTTGACTAGGACTTGATGTAGGTGCAGGACTTGGTGCAGGTGTAGGACTTGGTGCAGGTGTAGGACTTGGTGTAGGACTTGCATTATTGGCAGTATTAGTATTAGTGTTGGTGTTGGTATTGGTATTGGTATTGGCAGGTGGTGTGATATTACTTGTGTTGGTAGATCCTGTACCAGATCCTGTACCAGATCCTGTACCAGATCCTGTACCAGATCCTGTACCAGTGCCAGTACCAGATCCTGTACCAGTGCCAGAACTGATAACTCTACTTGATCCGCCTGTATTAGTTTGTTGTGGATTTCCTGCTGACTGTGCAAATGTAGGACCACATTTCTGTTGTAATTCAGGGGACATATTGATTCCTCCTCCAACTGAAGCCTCTTGAAGGTTAATGGCTTGTTGACATATTGTGAGTGATTCTGGACAATTACCTCTAGATTTAGGATCTAAATAAACAATACCTGCATCTCCCTTTTCTCTATTACAACCAGTATACATCAGACATCTAGGAGATAATGGAACAGTTGGAGGGAATTCAGAATTCAAATTATAACAAGCACATTCTTGTTTGTAGTCTTTGGCAAATAATTCTGGATCTGGTTTCTTATTAGGATATACAGAATTATACTCATCAACATAAAAGGCTAACATATTTGCACAATACAGTTTGTAAAAATCATCACACTGTTTATTATATGTTGTGTCATTTCTTGTCGGTTTTGTGTAATCCTCTTTACCTCTATTATTAGGAAGACTTTTACACAAATTTGTAGGGATACTAATAGTTCTTTCAATAAACCCAAAATTTTGGTTAATGTCGGCGAGATCTGTCATGTTTTTTGGTAATGGTATTTTGACATTAACTTTCAAATTATCACCATCTTTATTTCCTAAACAACAAGCTCTCTTAATAGTTGTATTTGACATTATTGAATTTAAAGAGTCCTTAACTTGTGCATCTGTTAAGGTTCCTTGGTCAGATAGTAATGTAGATCTCCAATAATCAAGATTAGTTTTTGATATTAAATTATTTTTCATTGAAGCATAAACAAGTGCATTCATATTATAGATGTCTTACTATATAATAGTCTTTCTAAAAAATGTGTCATTTAATATAATTAATATATCTAACCATTAGTCATTTAGTTATATCTAATTAATAATCATGTCAACAGTCACTAAAAATTCTCAATCTCAAAAGAAAGAATTATTCAGATCTCCTGATCTTGATTCAAATTCCGGTTCTAAAGATAAATTATCAATCTCTGAAATAGAGAAATCAATCCCATCTAATTCTCTAAATAAACCAGATCCAAATCTTCAAAATACTCATACTGAATGGAGGTGGAGATTCTTCAATATTAATGACTCAAAAAAAGTAGAAATATCCAAAAAAGATCCATTAACCAAAAGACAATACAAACTCCCAAATGGTGAATGGATTGAATATGATATGGATAATTATTACGATAAATATGTCTATAAATCATGTTACTATTATTCTAAATCTAATTAGATACTTTGACATTATTTTCACATGAATGTGAACATTTAGGATTATTACATATATGATCACAATTATTACATACATATTCTTTGGATTGATCATTGGATTGGTCGTTATCATCACACATAGAATCTGAATCAGAATTATCAGATGTATTTTTTGATTTGTCTGAATCTTTTCTATAAATATATCTTCTGACCATAACTGTCATTAAGAGTCTGTGACGGTATTGTTCTTTTGGAACTAAATTTATTAAATCTTTCGGTTTCATATATTTCAAATCGTCAATTGACAAACCATCTAAATACAATTTACATAACTCACTAAATCTTGTATCTGTTTCCATCATATAATCTGCAAATTGTCTTGGAACTTTATCTAATTCAACTTGATTTGCCTTTTTGATCATTGTTTGTGCAGTCTTTTTATTCTTCAAAAAGTTTGTCATTTTAGTAATGGCTATCTATTAAATAGATCAGATTATTTTTTAATCTAATCTATATTATTTAATTATCTTAATATGAATAATGAATCGATTATCTTTTGTATTTTTAGACAATTCTTCAATGCACTTAATTGATGAT